GAGAGTGGAGTATGAAAGCACTGACGGTGTTGTTGACATGGCCAAAGTGACGGTAATGAACCCAGACTTCCGATTGTCTTCATCTAAAGTATTTACTCCTGGAAATGAAATGAATATTTTTATGGGATACGGAGCAGCTCATGTAAGGCTAATTGGTCGAGTGATTTTGATGACACCACGATCTATTTTTCCAGAGGACGGGATGCCAGTGCTTGAGGTGACCGGGTACACGAAAGACTATCTCATGCGAGAGCAGAGACCTGATCCAAGCAACAAGAAGTTGATTGAAAGCATTGAGGCCGCTCTTAGCGCTGCCACTACAGCGAAAGAGAAGAGAAGACTTGAAGCCTACAAACACAGGGTTTTGGGTTCCATCATATTTTTGGACACAACGGTTCAGCAAGTTGTGAAAGACAAGGCCATGGAGTATGGATTTGATTCCTCAGAAGTGGATGATACTCCGATGCCGGCGGGAAACATTATAGAGCCTGCCAAATTGAGTGACTATGACTTGGTTCAAGGATTGTCGAATCTAACAGGGTTTTTGTTCTGGGTTGACTACAACTTTGATACTGGTTGGACCTTGCATTTCAAAGATCCTGCCAAAGACCCGATCAGAGATTGGGGAGTACAAAGGTTTGAGTATACCTTCAAATACAATCAGGGAGATTTGACGACCTTACTTTCATTTGATCCTGAGATGGTTTTTCAGGATCATTTTACTTCTATTGAGGTTCAGACAACTGATCGAAGACCAGGACCTCGATTTGGCAAGATAATGAAAGCACCTTTGGTTGAAGAGGTTGGTCAAGAAGCTAACCTTGAGTATCTGGGAGCTATCGAAAAGCTAGAGGGGAATTTGGAAAGTGCAGAGGCTGTGAAGTTCTACATAGGAAACTTTTCTTTCATGCACAAGACGAACATGCAATTTCAATCAGAGGAAGCTTTGAGGGTTTACGCTTCTAATTGGTTTAGAAGGATGCGAGAACACTTCATAGCTGGAAGAGGTAGAGTAACCGGTCTTGAGACTTTGATGGCAAGACAAGTACATCGCCTTGAAGGCATGGGTTATCCATACGATGGAAAGTATTACTTCTCAAGGGTGAGACATATGATGGATAAAGATCAAGGTTACCATTGTGAATTCAACGCAAGGAAAGTATTGGAGGCTGCGTAGTGCCTGTGACGACTGAAAGATTCGTTGCACAAGTGATGGCAAACAATGACGATCAATTCCGGGGCAGGATACTGGTTACTTGTGCTGATCTGACTGGAGATCCAGAAGCGATCCTTCCTGTTTGGGCGGAGCCTGTGTTCGAATGGGGCATGTTTCTTGTTCCCGATGTAGATGAGTTTGTCGAGATTGAAGTGGTGACTTCGACAGACGACGATGAGAGCTTTGGGCAGAGTATGATTTACGAGCCACAGATTCACTGGAGAGCGAAGAGATTCTATCATGAGGGAGGGGACACCGAGACTCCCATTCACAGCGACTTCAAAACCAACTACAGCAAGCGCAGAGGATTCGCTACACCTGCAGGTCATATTTTGTTGTTTGATGATACGGATGGAAAAGAACGCATTCAACTTACTTGGAAACAAGGCGATACTTTAGCATCTATATCCATTGACGAATCAGGAATAGTGTTGTTAGGAGAAGGAGCGAATACACCTGTAATACGTGGCGACGATTGGAAAGCGTGGGCAGAGGTTCATACTCACCCGACTGGTACAGGTCCGAGTGGCCCACCAGCACAACCAATACCTTCAGTAGTGCTTAGTGCCAAAGTCAAACTGGTGTAAACAATGACAATGCTAATAAACACATTGAAAAGTGAGCTTCTCTCGTTAGAGTTATTTAATACAGAAGCTTCTGCTATATCTGCATGGGCAAATGCGTTCCGTATTTATTTCGAAGACGCAGAATCAAATTTAATACCGATTAGTGTGCCTGCCCTTGGTACTCCAGAAGCAGCAATGAAAGGAGCAATGACTGGTTTATCAACTGCTGGGGCTAGCGCAATTCAAGCGGGTATTGTGGCTTTTTGGGGTTCACTGACTGCAGCACCTGCTACATATTTTGCAGCGGCGACTGTGATCACTCCTCCCCCGGGATTATCGGGAATAGCTACAGCATTGCAAGCGATATTTGACACAAACATTTCTTCAAGAGCTAGCAAAGAAGAGGCAATGGCTGCAATTGCAGGTGTGATTCATCCTGCGAATCTTGGAGGAACTGCAACATTTCCTGCTATTCCTCCAGCATCAATAACTTAGAGGATTAGGAATCCTGTGGCAAAAGGACTCAAATTGCCAGTTGGTGTGGATGCAACAGGCGGAACTGCCATGGTTGATGGAGAGGACAACAACAAGCAGGTTATCTTCACAGCTTTGTCTGATTGTGATAACGAGAACGCTTTTCAGCAAGAGTTGGGTCTGGGCACTGACATGATTTTCGACATCAACGACCCGGTAGCGAGAGCTGGTATCCTAAGAAAAGTAACGACCTTGTTTCAAGAGTTCGAGGCACTGCACCGATTCAAGTTGCTGACAGACACCGTGAGATGGACTCATGAGGTAGAGGGAGAGTTGGTACTTGAGTTCATCTATCATGATCTGGAAAGCGACGAGCAGAAACCTTTCGCGAGAAAGTTTACCGGGCCTTCGTGAGGTGAGAGATGGCTAGCACTGTTGAGATTCCTTCTTTTCTGTTTTCGTCTTTCTACTATGGAGACATTCTTGACGCTCTGATCGAGTACAAGCACCAGAACGTACCTGAGCATACAGACGAGAGTGAGTATGATCCATTGATGCAGCTTCTTAGAATGCATGCTTTGGTAGGCCACCTCAACAATTGCTTGATTGATCTTGTTGCGAACGAGAACACTTTACCAACCTCGAGGCTAGTTGAGACCGTTAGGAACATGCTTCGGTTGATTGACTATGAGTTGAGAACCGCATCGCCGGCGCAGGCAGACATCATTTACGAGTTGAGCAAGGTATTCACGTCTGCTTATGAGTTGATCAACAAGGGAGCTCTAGTTGCTACAGAGCGCCAGGCGGGACTTGATCCAGTGTACTTCGAGAGACTGCTTGCAGTGACTATAGATCCAACAGATGAGTTTTCGCATGTGTTTGGTCTTGAGGGCTCGACTTACACAGATTACACAACTAAGGCCAACTCGCAGACAACGCCGGCAGATGACTGGACACCTTGGACTGGTGCGGTTGCCGCGAAGGACGCGATCTATTTTGGTCATAAGCACATCATGTGGGACAAGTTAGGATTGTGGTTTACGACACCCATGGCTGGAACAAAGGCAACGGGCTGGATTCAGTTTATTGTAAAGGCGAATATTATTGACGGGGAAAAATTCGTACTGAATGATGGGACCAATCCAGCAGTCACTTTCTGGTTTGATCAGACTGGGACGTATACTCCACCTGGAGGGTATGACTCGACAAACATCAGGGTCAATATCAGTGGAGATACAACTGCGGATCAGGTTGCATTGACCGCAAAGACTGCGATCAACGGAGTGGGTAGTGATTTGCATATCACAGCAGGTGCGATTGCGGCTGGAAAGTTGAACATTGAAAACGACAACTTTGGAACTGCTGGCAATCAATCAGTAACCGAGACCGTCGTTGATGCAGGGTTTACTGTATCTGGCATGAGTGGTGGTCTGGACGGGATCATTGGGATCTGGGAGTATTATGATGGCGAGTGGAGGAAGACAGCACCATCTGAAGTACAGAAAGACAAACCTGCTGCTGGCAAGTTGCTTTTTGATCTGACAGGCTATCTCGGTTCTGCTGATAGAACGGGAACGCAGATCCGTGTGCAGGTGAATGAGACGACTGCGTATGTGGATGTGGAGAGTGCGTTTGGCATTCCTGCTGGTAGCGGTTGGGGATCGAGTAGGAACTATGTGGTTGTGGATTCCTACCTTGGGCAGACTGTCCCTAGCACCACGGCAAGCGATTACACAGTTGGCAGTGATTGGGAAGAGTTCACAGATTTAGTGGATGATACTTCCATGCTTTCGCAAGATGGGAATATCGCGTTTACCCTACCTCAGAGTTTGACAGAAGATTGGAAATCTGGAGTTGTGCATACAGGAACCGCGTATTGGATTCGGTACCGGGTTATTTCGGTGAGTGGAGTTGTAGACTTGCCAACGTTTCAGTACGGGCGACTTGATCAGGGCAAGCAGTATGTGCTGGCCAGCTCAACTCAAGGTAGAACCAAAGTGGATGACACTTTAGGCACTTCAGATGGGACGGCTGGTCAGGAGTTTGAAACCTCGTTGGATAACTTTATCTCTGGGACGATGATTCCTCTTGTGGATGCAGAGGCATGGGCGGTGGTTGACAATTTCTTGTCCAGCAAGCCAACAGACAAGCACTGTACTGTTGAGATAGGAGAGAATGATCGAGCGACTTTGGTTTTTGGTGATGGCATTACTGGCAAGATTCCGGACAGTGCTGCAGTGATAGGTGCCGAGTACAGATATGGAGCAAACGCAGACGGAAATGTTGGATCGAGTACCATTGAGATCAACAAATCTGGGTTGAAGTACATCAACAAGATTTGGAATCCTCGAGTGGCCGCAGGTTGGTCTGTTGCACAAGGAGCTACAGAAGCGAGTTTGGAGCAAGCAAAGGTTGAGGGTCCTGCTTCGTTACGCACAGGAAGAGTGGCTGTAGGTCCTGACGATGTGGTCACGATGACAAAAGCGTACACGGATACAGAGGGAGCTAGCCCGTTTTCAAGGGCAAAGGCATTTGAAGAGGGATTTGGACCCAAGACGATAGAGCTTGCTGTGGTTGCGAAGGGTGGTGGACAGGCAAGTGCTGCACAGTTAACTGCGTTAGACGAGTATTTCAATGGGGATGCTTATGCGCATCCTCCAGTGGAAAAGCGTCTGATTGCGAATCAGAAAGTAACCAGCATAAACTTTGTTCCGAAGACAATTGATATCACGGCAACTGTGTACGGGGATGTCGAGAAGGAAGTCATTGAAGCGAGGCTGGCTGCTATCTTCCAACCCGAGGCGTTGAGGGCAGACGGAGTGTCTTGGGAGTGGGAGTTTGGGGAAGAGGTATCGACTTCGAGAATCATTCATGAGATTTTCGAGGCAGATGAAGACATTACTAAAGTGACTTTGACCGTACCTGCTTCGAATGTTGCGTTACAACCAAGAGAGTTGCCTGTGATTGG